TTTACTTAAGCTCATACGAACGCACCCCTAGCTATTACAACACCGTCAGCACTGAACGCTTCGTTGATAGCTTCAGCCAGTTCAAGACCTGTCTGGCGTCTATCAAGTATGTTACCTTGCACGTTCACTGTTACAGCGGTGCCTCGTTGTTGTTGTTCCGGCTGTTGTTGTTGTGTTGTGATTGCAGCGGTTGAGCCACCGCCTCCACCTGAAGCAGCACCCCCAGCAGGAGCAGAGGCACCACCTCCACCGGAAAGAGCTTTAAGCGCACCACCAAGAACCAATAGCGCCGCGCCACCTGCAAGCTGACCGAAGGCCGCTGCTGGGTTTAGGAATAAGTTGGCTAGTCCTAGCGTTAAATAAAACTGACCTAGTTGGATTGCGATGTCACCGAACATCCCGAGGATAGCTTTTCCAAAAGCAGCGAAGGCGTTCTCACCTTTAACTAATGCGCCACCGATTGCTTGAAATGCTCCACCGACACCAGCAACAACGGTGCCCTTAAGTTGCACCATAAGAGCTTTAGCTAGATCACTCATCTGCTCAACCGACATACGGAAGCCTTCAATGAAACCGTTCCAGCTAATACCAGAGAAGGTGTCGGCTTCTGCTTGGATTGCGTTCTTAAACTCTTGATCAATAGGCGGTGCGTTTTTAACTGACTCTTTAAAGCCATCGATAAATGCTAGAGCTGAGTTGGTCCCCGCTAGGTCAAAGGTCTCTGTGATGTTAAAAATTGATCCGAAGCCTTCTTTAGCAGCTTCAGCAGCTTGAGCAAACTGCCCCGTTACTAAAGACACAAGAGCGAAAGCGAGCGCTCCAATGCCCTCACCTGTTAGCTTGATTCTGTTATAAATAACCTCGAACACAGGACCGAGAACGGACGTAAAGAATCGAGCCAGGTCTATTCCGGTGTTCAGTATTCTTTCGAAGCCGCCTGATTCACGGAACTCTATAATGCCCTTGGATAGTTTATTAATGCCATCACTGAACAGCTTAAACGAGTTAACCATGGCAGGACTTTTGATAATTAGATTTCCAACTTCCTCTAACAAGTCGCCGAAGGCGTTCTTGACCTGCGTTAATCGTCCACCGAATGTATTGATCTGAGAGGCCGCAGCACCTGCGAAGTTTTTATTAATAGCGCCCAAAGCATTGGCGAATGTCGCCGCGTTGTCTGCTCCAGTTTTAATCACTAGCCCATATCTTGAGAACGAACTGATCTCACCAGCAGCAGCCTTGCCTACAAGTAGAGCGGCTGATCTTAGATCGATACGAAGGCCAGCGGCTAGATCCGCAGCGGCCTGTGTTGCAGACTTAAGGCCATCAATCGAAAGCCTTCCTAACGATTGGATAAGTGCAGCGGTTTTAAGAATGGTCTCATCGCCAAACGTGCTAGCCTTTTGGAGACCGGCAGCAAATTCTTGCATACCGAGAGAAGCTTCTTTTGAGAACTGGCCAGTACGCGCAAGCGCAGCGTTGAGATCATTGACAGCATCCTCTTGAATGATTGCGGCGTCGATGCCTTTCTTAAACCCGAGAGTCAATGCAGCGATAGCAGCTACAGCGATAGCAGCGCCTATAGCTACGGCCTTACCTAGCCCAGCACCAGCGGCATTGCCTGAGTCTTTAGCTGTTCCTTCAAACTTCTTTAGGGATGCTTCGGCCTTATCTAATCTAGCGACAACGTCAATAATTACTTCATTGTCTGCCATGATTATATTTTACCCATTCCCTGTAGATTTGCTAGGTCGTCGAAAGTTAAACCGCGTGGCTTAACATTAGGAAATGCAGTTTTATTAATAGCCCGATGAACCTTATCGCGGTTATCTTTCTTCATGTACGGCCAATCGCTTGCCGTGTAACTAGATAATGCTTCCATCGCTTGTATCCTCTCCATCGCAAGAGCGTAAGGCTGAGAGTCGAACACATCCCATTCCTCAAAGGAGAAGCCGTAGAAACGGGCCATACGAGCAAGCTTTAAATCTAGCTCGCTTACTTCTTTTTTTGAGGCGTCAATGCTTCAACAATCTCGGCCAAAGACGTAGGGTCTAAGTCCCAAGAAATAGCTTCAGGTAAACCAAGCACATTAAGGAAGCCGATAGTCTTAGCTAGATCGTCTGTGCTCTTGTCGTCTACAAATGCCTTTAGTTCTCGGTTCGAGGGAGCGCGTACTTCATACACGACACCCTCACTCTTTACGGAGATTACTTTCTTTTTAAGTTCGATCATAATTATTCAATCTCAGTAAAGTTTCCGCTAGTGGAACTACCGATAACACCAAGCTTGAACTCATCCGCTTTAGCTGCATCGGGATAAATTTTGAAAGTCACAGAAAGCGTGGAAGGATTCTCACCTGAGTAAACCATTGATTCAGGCATTGGGTAAGCAAGCCAGAAAGCAACGTCTTCAGACTTATCAGAAGCGGCCTTAGTAACAGGGTGGAAAGTAAGCTTTGCAGCTTGAGAAAGAACTTGTGTAAAGTCCTTAGCTGATCCCCATCCGATTACAGCAGAAGCACCACCTGAAGCAGTGGCGAGAGAGCCTGACTGTTTCAAGATGTACTCGTAAGCAGCCTTAGAAGTTTCTTTTAAAGTGAGAGCGACTTCGATGTTCTTACCAGTGCGGATCGCAGTTTGAACAGACGAACCAGTCTGGTGAGCAAGTACATCCACAACGTCTTCAGTGAATGGGATTTCGATATCTCCATCAGTGAATCCCAGAGATGAAGCCCCCCAAGTTACGGTCATTGGTCTCATGGTTACATTAGCTACTGTTCCAGTCATATTACCCTCCTAGACACAAAGAATTATAAAGCAAATAAAGTTAATTTCCAATAGCACGGCATTATCGTTTGTGTCATTGATTGCCGATATTGTGTGGTTGTTATAGTTGATGTTCTTAATCTGCGCTCCAAACCTACGCTCACTAGCAAGGCAACGAGTAAGGATCGTGTCCAAGTCGGACATGGTGGTGTCGATAGCAGAGGCGGGATCTTTAAACCCCTTGCGGAATGTGCGGATAGTAACGTCTATCTCCACATCCTGAGCCTGTTGGTCGTAGGTGTTACGACGGGAGCCAGTCGGTGACTCAATGTGAAATGCCTTCTCCAGCTTAGCGCTAGGGATGTTCTCCACGTTAAATCCATCTGTCCATTCTTTAAAGCCCAACGCCACAAGGTTAGATCGGAAGTAGGGCCGAATGGCTGTAAACGCGCTCATCGTCTAGCTACAAACGGGAACGCTGTGTCGACGCCTTCGTCAGTATCCGCAGTCCCATCTCCATCGGTATCGATTCTTAGTAGCACGCTCTTCTCCCAGCTCAGGCGTAGAGCCGAATAGCGCTTAGATTTCTGGTGGAAGATGTCGTCTGTGGCGTTAGATATTGATTCAAATATTAATTGCAGAACCCAGAAGGTTGACCATTGCTTAACTTCCTCGACATCCACGAACGCTGACTTGGTGTAAGGAACACCATCAACGTCCACGAATCCCTCCCGACGAAGTTGTTCAACAATGAGCTTCTGAACTCTGCGATGAATATTTAAAAATGAATTACGGCCAGCCTCTACCCAGCTAAGGATGTCTGACTCTTGTAGTCTTAGGTCGCTATCGGTAGAGAACAGCTTATCACTTGTGGAAGTAAGCACTGATACGGTGCTCGTTACTTCGGCACTAGCTCCTGACGCTGTTACTCGTGCGGTGATTGATACTGTACCCGATGCGGCGTATTGCCAATCGAGAAACATGTCCGACGTGACATCGATAAAGTCACCGCCCGCTATAGGTCTGATCTGAATAAGCGATATCGCCGATTCATTCTGAGTTACAAAAGACTTAGACGCGTTTAAACGCGTTCGGTCGTTCACTTGTACGACTGCCTCTAACTCAAGATGCGGGAAGATCATGCTTTACTCCTAATAAGGGAGCCTCTCCGGAAACAATCCAGAGAGGCTATACAATTAGTTACGCGTTAGGATTGACGTAGCTAACAAGTACTTTCAACTTGCCAGCAGTCAAAGCCGCTCCGCTTACAGTCAAAACACAATCAGCCAAGTCAGCAGCTGAAAGGAATACCGCAGATGCAGAGCTAGTCTCAAGACCAGCAGCAACACCGGCAGCAGCCGTGCGGACCATGTAGCGATCAGTGTCACCAGTTACGCCGATGATGGCAGATGCGCCAGATCCAACGAAAGTAGTGTTCACGAGAACCAAGTGAGAAACTTTAATAGCTCCCACAGGCAAAGGTGATTTGTTAGCTTTAGCAGATAGAGTGATGGCACCAATGGCACCGCCATCAACTGCGAAATCATACTCGTATTCTTTAACTAGGACGTTATCATTTTTAAATTCACTCATAGCATCCCCCTTATGAAATTGTAACTACGCGCTTGTTGTCGAGTTGTTTAAGACCGAAAAGCGTGTCTACGTTTACGCGAGCAGCTCGCTTGCCTTCAGAACCAAGATCGTAGATAGATACGTTGATACCTTGCTGTGCCGCGATAGTCATGAACGAGTTGTGGAACAAGTAAGACACTCCGCCAACTTCAGTAGTCATGTGAGGCATGAATCCAAGCAACGCACGATTAACTTCACCGCTAGTCAAAGGAGAACCGTCAAGGATGAAATCCGAGCTGGTGAATCCAGAGATGTTGAAGATGTCGTTAGTCTGTGCAGCGCCGAGAACAGCGTGACGGTTAGCCATAGGAACGTCTTGAGCATCTAGCAATTCTTTAGCTTCGAGCAAGTCAGCCAAGCCTAGAGTAGTTCCCACATCGTATCCGATTTGGTGATCAGGTGCAGAAGCGCTGGGAGATATAGCTGCAACAATAAGAGCTTGCACACGCTTTTGGATCGCGTAGATCGCAAGCTCACGAAGCTTATCCATAGCAGGAAGCGACTGAAGCTGAGCTTTGTTAGTTACGATAAAGTCTTTGTAAGTACGGTTGTTGATGACCAAAGACTGTTGAGTAACAGTGATTGCATCAGCATCGCCCTTAGCGCCTTCAGCGAGTTCAGTAGCTGCAGAGAACTCAGGGAAAGAAGAGATCTTGACGGTGTCGCCAAGGTTCTGAATTTCGCCTTCGTAGTCGCGGCTGATGATTGAGTTGAATGGAAGATTAGCAAGTAGTACGTCGTAGTAACGAGCACTCCAAACTTCTGGAACGATTGCCGAAAATTCGCTTTCGGCTGTGTGGATTTGATCTGACATATTTTACACCCCTTTTGATTGTTTTTGAAACTGTCTCATTTTTTGCTCGTAGGCGGTGTAATCTCCACTCCGTTTAGCGTCTAAGGATAGTTTAACTATTTCTTCTTTAGTTACAAGTCCACCACCAGAAGAAACATTAGGCATACTCCCAGCGATGGAAGTTTTGCTTGATCCAAACCAATGCGGCCTAGATAGTTTGATGTTGTCGACTAACGAATCAACACCCATAACCGTTACTCTTCCAGTGTCAGATTTCTCAACCTGAACCTTATCAAGCGCCACTAACTCAAGATCGGCAATGGCTTCAGGACGCAATCCCGCTTTGACAGCAGCTTCACGCACCGCGCTAAACTTCTTATCATTAACGATGGCGTCTTGTAGTTGCTTGCTGTGTTCGGTGGATTGATCGAGCTGGGTCTTGTACATGGAAGCTAGTTCTTCATACTGCTTGTTATCTCTTAGGAGTTGTTCCTTCTGAGATTGGCTTGCGGTCGTGATCTCTCTTAGCTGTGCTTTGTATTTATGGATCTCACTTAAGAGCTTGTCTTTGTCGGCAGTATATTGCGACTTAAGAACTGTCTCCTCTGGCGTGATCTCTGGTTCTGGTACTGGTTCTACTAATGGTTCTGTCATGTTGATATTCCTTCCTTCGGGCACCGCCCTGTAAGCAACAGTCACCGACTGTTACTGCGTTTGATTATATCAAATAATATACGAGCGTAAAGGTCTCGGAGTTTTCTTGTGATAGTCACATTGAATTCCTCACCGCGTTCAGTCGGCATGAAGTGGCGTCTTGGTATACCCTTATCGGTTCCGTTATTATGAGCTGCGGCTTTCTTCCCTTGGATCACCTTTGATAGCGATAGAGAACGCTGTCTTACTCAACGGATAGAACTTGAGCGCTGCGAGCATATCGCCAGACAAGTATAAGTTAACGGGTCGCTTGCTCTTTAATTCGGCTGGGTATTTAGCTGGGTTCTTATATCCAACGAAACGGCGCTCACCCTTCACAGGTGAGATGCCCTTAGATATGAACTCCTTTATCATCGAGATAAGCTTCTTGGATACGATGTCCTTGGTGCGTGAATCGCTAACGGCCTTCAGTATATCGGCGCGTATCTTAAGCTTAACTTTAACGCTCACAGTAACCCCAGCAAACCAAGGCCACTAAGCGCACGAGTCCACACATCAGAACGTAACACCGCAAGCCTAACCTCGCTGCGAGATGCTAACCCAAAGAGCGGAGTGATGTAGGCATATAACTCGGCTTTGCTTTCGATAAGGCCAAGCGTTGATAGGTCGGGCTTCGAGTCCTTCGATACCGCATCGGCAATGATACGATCCACTTCACGCTCGATGGAGGATATGAACCCCTCACCTTCAGCAGGTATGAACTGCCTAGTTGGAAGCTTTGAGTCACCAGATAGATTGTTATGGCCATCAGCCTTAGGCGCATCTACTCCGAAGACGCCTATCTCGATGCCTGTCTTAGTGACGTTGAAATCAAGCGAGTCTAACATATCGCCAGAGAATTGAAGGTCAGCGACTCCATTGAGTCCGTTGGCCTGCTTTGTTTTCTTGTATTCTTTACTGAGCGTCTGGAACTTCTCGCCCGTCACCGGACTCGTTTTCGACGCCACCTTGAGAAGGATCTGCTCCACTAGGAACTCCCCGATCTCCTCCTTGGTCTCCGTTGATATCTCCCCCAGGTCGATTAGCGCTGTCGTCCGACTGCTCGTTATTTTGTTGCCCTTGGTTTCCAACAGACGCCCCCATCTTCTCTTCGAGAATCTCTTTCAGCTTCTCAGCCACTTGATCATCATTCATGTCTGGATATTCTGCTTTGAGCATATCAAGCATCGTGATTAGGTTTAGGTCTTTCTTCATCCCAAGAACCTCAAGACGCTCGCGCTCTGTCTCGATGGGCTTAGGTGAAGTGAACTTGATTATAAGATCACCGGACTCATCGATGTTCAGAGAGGATAACGCTTCGGATAGCTCACCGCGAGACTTCAATAACGAGTGCCACTTAGCATAGATGCGCCACATATGCGGCTCGTTATCTATGAAGATCTGACGCTGATCATTCACATCATCCATCGACTCAGCCTTATCGATCATCATAGCAACGCCAGATGGGAAAGCCATAGTGCCGTTTAGATTAGACTGAACGCCTGATGTGCTTAGGTTGTTAGTAGTCAATAGAAGCGCCACATACATCTCAACGAGTGAGCGCAGTTGATCAAGTGGAGGATTAGAGTTCTTGAACTCAAACGTAGGAACAGGATCCCCCTCCTCATAGGTTAAGCGCACCGCTTTATTAGGTCCTACTTTATACGTTTGAGGAAGGTCCTTGCCTGTAACTACGAGCTGACCATACCCTTGCGTAATAGCGATGTGGTTCACGTTAGTGATCATTGAGTTGATAAGAATACCGCCATCGACTAAGTCATCGCCGCCTTGTGCCCAGAACGTACCGTCTTGGTCCTTAGCGAAGTTAACGAAGGGCTTCTCCCCGATTGGGTTTAGTTGATCGTCTGGACCGCCTATGATCTGACCGCGATCATCACATACGAAGTGGTAGCTGTTAGACCAGAAAACAAACTGGCCTGTCTTCTGATCGGCTGGGCTGTCGGCAATAATCTGATCGATGCCATCACTGATAGGTGGGACTAATGGCATAGGTG